TAGATAAATCATCCATCAATGTTTTATTAAAGAAAGTTTTCAATCCTTCCACACGTACCTGTTGCATCATATTTTCATAGAGTCTAGGTGTGCTGGGAATATGTTCTCTTAGGTTTTCTTCTGTGGCTTCATAAGTTTTTTCTTGCTTATGATATTTGAATTTCCAATCTGAGATGTCTGTGAGTTTTTTGACACCGTATAATATTTCTTTGATATTTTCTGCTAGCTGGGGAGTACGGGATAATTCTACGAATACTGTATATTCACCGTATTCATTTTCACCTGCGGATACATCTGAATCTAGTACAAAGTCATATCCTTTTTCTATAAACTCCATCATATCTTTAGCAGGGCTTCTATCTTTTACACAGAAGCTTACTACCGCTACATCTGGATCTTCACCCATCTTAGATTTAAAAGTATCTACTTCGAAAGTATCCCAAACCATATCTTTGAGATCTTGAGGACGTAACCCTTCTTCTAGTACTTTATTCTGCTGATTGGTCATTAGCCATTTCCTGTGCTTGTTGTTCTGCTGGTTCTACTTGAGCATTAACACCACCATAGTTAGATAGTATATCTGCTACTTTGTTCTTGTCTAATTCTGTATAGCCACGTGTGATATCGTGCATTAGTTTTTTAGGCATCGCGATTTTTACTAACCATACTGGTTGTTGATCGATTTTACCTTTGCGTGTTCCAGGACGTATATCATCTGGTGTTTTGATCTTGCGCACACGATTGAAAACGCTTTCACCGTATTGTACTTTACAACCGTATTCTGTTAATCGTTTGCCGCCTGCAGGTTCTGGCATCTTTTCTCTAGGCCACATAAATGTGCATTCTACGAAGTAGCGATTTTCTTTAGGACCTTCTACTAGCTCTCCATCGATCCAATTAGCATACACATAGGTATCTAATTCATCGAATACTCGTTCGAAGTCTTTTAGTATGTTTAAACTATTGTTAGAACCATAAATCTGTTCTACGTTTTTAATAATGTCTTTGATGTCTGCCATAGAATGTCTCCCAATGTATTTATCTATCGTTTTCTTTATATTAACTTATTATTTCTGGATTAATATAGTAAATACTTTTGTGTTCGGTCGCGGACACAAAGCATAATCGGTCCGTGCCGAACTTCTTAAAATCTTAAGGAGGGCATACCTTTTATGAAGCGAAAAAAAGCAACCTCAACAGCACTTCTAGATCGAACACCGTTCGATTTTGATCAAAGACTCCAAGAAAGACGAACCAACCATAAAGTTTATCCTAAGAACCTAAGCCAAGAAAACTATCTGTTGAAACTCAACGATGAGTCTAAACAAGTAATTTTTGCTGTCGGTCCTGCAGGAACGGGTAAAACTATGTTGGCAGTACAGTGGGCCATTGATCAGATGAAACACGGTGATAAACAAAGGATCATAATAACAAGACCTGCTGTTTCGGTTGATGAGCAACACGGCTTCCTTCCAGGCGATCTAAACGAGAAAATGGAACCCTGGACGAAACCAATCTTTGATATAGTCAAGGAGAACTTCGACTATAGACGTATACAAACTATGATAAAAGAGGGGGTGATAGAAACAAGTCCATTGGCTTACATGAGGGGGCGTACTTTTAAGGACGCAGTTATCATAGCTGACGAGATGCAGAATGCTACTCCAAGTCAGATGAAGATGTTATTGACGAGATTAGGACAAGGATCTAAAATGGTCGTGACTGGTGATCTACAGCAGGCAGACCGGCCATCCGAAAACGGATTATTAGAATTCCTTGGGTTATATAATAACTTTGAGAATCATCGATATGTAGATATGTGCCACTTCACTATAAGTGATGTCGAGAGACATGAGGCAGTTAAAGAGATACTAGCAATTTACGGAGACTCTTGAGGTGGGGGAGTGTAACTCTCCCCATCTTCTCCTACTTCGATCCAAGTATAATCACCCAACCATTTGACACGGGTGATGTACTCATACTCTTCTGGAGGTCGACCGCTCCAGTCGTTAGGTCCCATTATGCTTAAGATATGCTTTTCTTTTCTAGTATGATATACTAACCAATATACCTTGCCATGATACGTTTCAAATTCATATTCAGCGGCATGTACGCTGTCAGTTACTTCCAGCCTCCATTGTAAATCACGAGCTTGTTTTTGTAGAACATTTACCACTTCCATGATCCTATCATATTCTTGTTTGGCGTGCATGCGTGCGACGTTAACCATCAAGTCTTTACGCTTCTCGATAGGAATCATATCGAATTTTGGACCACCTACTTCTGTAGGGTATTTGCTGGAATTACGATTGAAGAATGGTATTAAGCTATCGCCGACATTGGCATCATAGCTATCTCTACCTTTAGCTATGTTTGATTTCTTTTTTGCCAAAACGTTATAGCCTTGCTAGTTTAACTAGTACCGCGGCTAAGTTGACTTCTGGATCTACTACCAAAGTATGATCCACCATGCCCTGTTTGATTATGATGATAGCGGAATCTTGCTGTGCTTCGTCACCAAAGATATCCAAGTTGTCATACAACCAACGATACACTTCTTCCATCTCTTCAGCACGTAGTTTGCCACACAGTAGTTTTCTCGCATCACGGATCTTACCTGCTTTAAATAAATCAACCATTTCAAACTTCCAGTCCTGTGATCCTTCATCACCTTTGTTCGGAGAGTGTAAAGCACCTTCCGACACGTTCTGCTGTACCATATTGATACATTTACGCAAATCTGGATAAGCCACTTTGACATAGTTGTCTAACACGTCAAGCTCAAACTGTATGCCTTCTTCTACCAAGATAGTCGCTACCCTTGCTGTGAATTCAGTTTGATCGATACGTTCTACGTGGAAGCCTTGGCAACGTGAATGCAGTGCTGGAATAATCCTGTTTGGATAGTTACAGGTTAGTATGAATCTCGCTGTCGAATGATATTCTTCCATGACCCCACGCAACGCCGCTTGTGCGTTCGGTGACAAGTAATCAGCCTCATCTAACAGCACTACTTTAAATGGACCGAACGGAATAGTCTGCACGAAGTTAACTACTTTGTCACGGACATCTTCTACGGAGTTCGTTCTCGAAGCGTTGATCTCTAACACATCATAATCTTCAACACCGAGTTCATTGACTAGCATCTTAGCCATAGTAGTCTTGCCGATACCAGCAGAACCACTGAACAACAAATGAGGAATGCTAGCGTCCTTGATCCAAGTCTGTACCTGTTTCTTCTGTGCCTCGTCACGGAACACATATCCATCTATCTTTTTAGGACGATACTTTTCTACCCATAGCTCTTTCATTCGACTAAGTTACTCCACGTTTTTAGTTTGTCTTTTTTATATTGTACACGATTTTCTAGCTCTTGCCAACTGACATAATCCCATTTTTGTAAAAGTTCTAACATACAAAGGACATCGCCCGCTTCATCCTGTAAGTCCTTTAATGATTTCTCATCAGCACCTCTGCGTAGCACCTTTGAACAGGCTTGTATGAGCTCACCGCATTCTTCCATAGTGATTACAAATAGCTGTGTGCGTTCATCCATTCTGTTTCTCCTGTTTATATTTTGCTTTCAAAAACCATTTCCATTTACGGAAATAATCTTCTGGACTGCCGGTAACCTGTCGATGTTCCCACGCTTCGACTTCATCTCGATATTCAAACCATTTATCATATACCCATAGTCTAAAATCCATATTAGACATTCCATTCTTTCTTTTCATCGAGGGCATACTTTGCCATCTCTATATACTCTTTGTCCTCTCCGTCTAACGCTGACCAAAACTTAACAACGCTTTCGATCACATCAAAGACGTATTCTGGACGATGCAGATGTGTATTGCTCTCCATCAACTGCTGTAGATGGTCCATACGATCGTCGATTCGTTGTCTTAGATCGCTCATACTAGTTCTTCTGCTATTCCTACTATTTCAGCTACTAATAAACAAGCGCCAGCTACTGTTAGCCATACGTTACCGAGGAGCATCAATGCTACAGCCCCTACGATTCTAATCGCGCTCTTGACTATTGATAGTTGTAGATGTTTCTTGGGATCTGGTTGTTTCATAATTACCTCTCTTTAATTCAGTTGTTAATTGACAAGGAATCCAGCTACAGTTTGGTTTCCATTCTTTCTTACAGATTTCGCAAATCATTTCGCCTCCTAAAATAAATCCTCCATAGAGCGGATCTAGTCATACTCACTAACATAAAAATCAGTGCTATTCCAAAACTATCTAATATAGTAGGGTGTAGTCCAAACCAAGGAAACACCAGCATCTGTATAGCAACGGCTAAAATAAAACCACTGCCTACATCAATGATACTTTCTAATACATCACGATTCATTTTTTTTGCTTTCTGCATCTAATACTCTTTTCCTTAGTTCTGTGCTTGAGAAACTGTGTCTCCTGCTATTGAAATAGCATTCTATGTCAAGCTCTCTACCTGTGAAATGTTTGTCTTTGTATTCTTCGCCTAGTATCCTAACATCTATTTTATATGACTGCAGGATATCTAAAAGCTCTTTTTCTGTGGCATAGACCACGATTTCATCTACGTACCTGCAGGCTTGTAACTGTGTGTATCTCTCAAACACTGTTTGTATGGGGTTGTTCTTTTCTGGTCTATCAATAGTAGGATCAGTCTGTAATCCAACGATTAGATATTCGCACTGTGTTCGTGCTTCTTTGAGCATCATGATATGCCCAGCGTGGAATAGATCGAATGTGGAGCAGGTAAATCCTGTTTTCATATAATATCAGTCATTGTTTTTTAATAACTTTATTATACGCTTTTTCTCCATTGTTGTCAACCATTCATTTTCTTCATTGAAGGTTGGGCACTCTTTGAGTGCGTCATCTATTAAAAATTTGAGTGTGTAGAGGTCTTGTTTGTAACCCCAGGCGACAAATCCATCGTTGTGTGGATTTTTGCATTGGAAGGACAGCGCCCATATTTCATGGGCTATTGTTTCAATGTCTGGTTTATCCACTATATCTCTTGACCGATAAATGCTTTATCTGTTTCGGAAGGTTCAGTATCACTGATTGCTAGTATCGATTCGTTTTCAACACGGCTAATCAATCTTTCGCCTTCACCGTCATCTATCAACGATGCTCTAGTCCAACGACCATGCTCTACTAAGATCCACTGTCCTTCTTTGATAGTTTCTTGTCTAGGACCTACTTTATAGACACGTCCCCATCTAGGATGTACACCGTGTGCTTTAGCATTATCACTACGTAATATGATACCTGAATTAAGTTTTACCTCTCCGAAATTCATATCAGTAACTATAACATCATCTCGGATCGCTTTAATTTTTACTTTTTTTGCTTCATACACACTAGACATTTGTTATCCTTTCTTTCTTGATGGTACATCTTCTTTAATAGCACGTGGATTATCTTTGTAATATTCTTTCATTAATTCTTCACGTGTTTTAACAACCTTGCCACCGGGACCTAATAGATCTCCCCTAGCATTTAATTTTGCATTACCCACTGCAGGTGTTGTTTCGTGTTTGAGACTAAGTTTTTCCATATCAATCTCTTTACCACGAACGCTTGTATATACTTTACCCATTATTTTTCTCCTTTGAAGAATTCTCCAATTGGTATATCATATTTAATACTGTCTATCTTATGTACCCCTAATAAGTGGAGAACATAACTCGCTACGCTACTTCCTCTACCTACACCCCATACGATATTGTTAGCTCTCAATGTATCTACTATGTATTTCATACATTTCAACACCATTGTCATATTATACTTATTATATAGCTCTAGCTCTCTTTGTACTCTGGCACGCTGTTCATCTGTTTCACAGATATCCAAAACGTATTTTTCTATGTCCATTTCTTTGTACTGATGCGGAATGCGCCAGTTTTTTATATCTATCTCTCGCGGTGGTACGGGATAGTCTAAACGTTCTTGATCTATTCTTTGGATGTATTTTTGGATATCTGCGTCTGTTTGGCAACGATCCAATATGTCTGGACCGTGTAGCATCACGCCTTGTACTAGCTGTTCTATTGTGTTAGTCGACATTAATTAGTTGATCCAAATCGTTATTACCATCATTTGTACGTTGTCTATATCTACGAGATAACTCATCTCTATATATTGTAACAAATGTTGCGATTTGTGTCAACAGTTCTTGGTTCCCTAATCGTGCGGCCTGTGAATATTTTTTGTTCAATTCGGATAGTTTCGCTTCAACTTCAGCGTCTTTAAGTTCTTCTAGATTTCCTTCTAGTGGATGAAACATTAAGCAAACTGTCCTACATAGTGCATAAAGATAACACCTGATCGATGTCTCCAAACTTCTACAATAACAGGATCGGTCGCTGATGACAGTCTTAATGTAGGAAATGTTACAGGAGATGTTGGAAATCCAAGTGTTTTATAGACAGCACCACCCGAAGTCGTAAAAGTGATATCAACATTAGATCCATCACTGTAAAGTTCCAATGTCATTTTACCCATACCGATTGGAGTAGCTTCTGCAGGAGTGATACTAGGGTCACCAGGTAAGTTATCAAAATAAACATTACTATTACTTGATCCACCTGTTTCGAATTTCCACATTTGGTAAGCACCATTTTCGTAATCGATACCACCACCTTCGTATATGGCAGAATCGCCTGCTGTAGGAAATTTTTGTGTGCGATTGTTTACTAGTACGGCTCTTGTAAGATTATTCAACTGAAAATCATTGGTTTCAGTCAATTTTGCGGTACCGTCTTGTAACGCTGTGATTTCTTCTTTAGCATTACGGAAACTAGTTTTAATCGTGTCAAAATTGTCACGAAAAACTTGTGTGTCATTATCCTGCCCTGCTACAGGGAAGTTCTCATTAATACTTAAATAATTTATATTACTTGCCATCTATCTTTTCTCCACGTTGCGGGAATGCAAGGTATTTATCCTCTAATAGCCCGTCGATGGAATCAAATAGATATCGATCTATTGTGAAATCCATCTGTTTAAAATCAAACCCACTTGCCCTAATTTTTGCTAATATTCTTTCTGAACTACCAGGTTTACAATAGCATAACGTTAATGCTTTAACAAATCCAGGTTCATAAGCATCTCCGCTTTGAATGCTTCTCATCCATAACGGTAAAAAATCTCTGTATCTTTCACCTACAGATTTAACACGATTACGCATATTTTTTATACTGTTTGGAAAAATCCTTTGATGATCGCTGTCGCTTACAAAAGGAATGTCTGTATCTACGCTTATCTTATCATAACTCACTAAAACCTTGCTATTAATATCGTCTGGAAGATTTATAGTATTGCTGATACTTTTACCATTCTTTTCATATTCATCGACTACATTAACATAAATGGCCTCATACAATGTTTCCTGTGTAATCGGATCTTTTCCTTCTGCCACTGATAGGTCACCAAATAATAACCTTTTACGATAATGGTTACGGCTCATAGCCTGTACAAATTTTACAGCATCAAGACTTTCTATACCTGCATACAATAGCATTTTAAGTTCAGCCTGTACGGCATAGTTCGGGTCACCATATCTATATAAATCAGCTGGAGTAAAGATAGTAGCGTCGGTGATGAAGTTAAACCATTGTAATCTTTTCTCTTTGCTTTGTAATGCTTTAACATAAACATTAGCAAAAGTTTTTGAATTATCTTCAATGACTTGTACTGTAAAAGTTCTTAGGCTTTCAGCATAGTTTAAATTATCTCTAGCTCTAATAGTGAAAGTAAATTTTCTATCAAAACTAGTAGTACCAGCATCAAAAGTAGAATTGAAACTTCTCGAAGCTGTTGAATCAACTAAACTTGAATCTCTATCATAGAATCTAATAAGACCGGCTGTAGTATCATCTGAAAATTGATTAACTTTACCTTGTATGTCTCCGCTAGATAAAAATGTTAAACCTGGAGGTAATGTTCCGCTTACAAGATCGTATGCTACCCTTCCACCATAGGCTAAACTTTCAGCTCTCACATAGAGCAAGCTAGGCTGATTAGGTTTGATAGTTCCACGATCGCTAGGAGTGATCCAATTGATAGCACTTTCAATTTCACCTATGATATCTACAGTGAATGTTTTTTCAGTGGTAGCAACGCTTGATTCCCAAAACGTTGGTTCATCAGAGGGAGTCTTTGCTCTATTATCTTGTAGAGCGATATAGATAAATCCTTCAAATCTTACAGCATCGTTTTTAGAATAGTTAGTAGAAGAATTCCAGTTTTCTCGGAAGGTATAAGTTTGATCAAATATTGTTGTATTGAAATCAATAGCCGCGATGGTAAACTTATATTGTCTTGTTACCGCCGCTTGATAAGGTACTTCTCCTGCGATTTCTCCGGTGGTCGAATCTAAGGTCATACCTGGAGGAAGCGTACTAACAGAACCGTCAGGATTGGTATTCTTTTTTAGATAGGTTATTACTCCAGGCAGTGTAGGAGGATCATATACTTCTAAGAAAATAGTAACATAGTTGTTTGCTCTAATCCTTCCTAGATAACTTTCAGTAATCCACAACGGTGATCTATCACTAGTAGCATCTGCTTGGAATAGATTAGTATCTGATTGTATTAATGTAGTGTCTGCTTGTAGGAATTCTTCAGTAACCACATACATCTTGAATAATCTATTAACGGTATTCCTACCATCTGTGACTGCGACTACGAAATTATAGATGCGGCTTAATCTTCGAGGCTGTCTGCTAGGTTCATTGTAATCGTAATCTTGATTATCATATAAAAAACTATCAAATCCGTTGCTGGTTAAATCTAAGAAATCTAAAGGTGTTTGATCTAAAGGACCGGTATCATACCCACCGAATGGATCTTTGGTATATTCTAATGCGAAGATCGGATCAGTGAAACCAGAGATTACACCAGTTTTAGATAATGACAATCCCGGAGGTAATGTTCCCCCTTGTGGTACTAGATAATATTCTAGAGTGTCCCCTGCTATTAAATCTGGATCGGTTGCTGATAAGCTAAAATTTACATAAGAATTATCTAATACAAAGTAAGAGTTATTATCACCTACCTGTAGAAATCCTTCTCTAGTGATCCATTCGGGAATATCACTGCCATCTACAGAAAGTTTAAAAGTTCTATCTTCTATGTCTTGACCGTCAGATGCACGTATAACAAATCTACTTTCTGTAAAGGTTCGAACTTCAGTAGGACTTCCAGAAATCGAATTTCCTGATAATCTTAATCCGCGAGGTAAGTTTCCCGCGATTAACGAAAATGTAACATCGCCGATGTTTGAGGTAGCGTCTAGAGGTATATCGAGTGTTACTCGTTCTGTGATTACCCCTAAACTGCCTGCAGGTGTGTTCCAAGTAATCATAAGTTCCTTAAACTATTCGACCTGAATCTAAATTTAATCGTCCTGGTAAAGTGATAGTACCAAAATCAATATTTGAATTTGCCGTATTAAATTGTACGCTATTGTCAAATGTAGATCCGATTGGACCGAAATCCTGATAAGTTAAAATATCAGTAACACCTAACACGGTATCAACAGTAATTACAGAACCTAAAGCAGTAACATCAATGTTTTCTGTTCCTTGAACTGTAATCTGAGAATTAGTTGTTGCTAATACACTACCTGCATTAGTATCGATTCTAGTAAATGCATCCGGTTGTGTGCTATTGATTTTTAATGATGTGTCGAATTCTTCAATTAATATTTTTGTACCAGATATTAATTTTCTAAATTGTAGTTGTGAATCTACTTTTTGTGCGAACACGCTAGACCCAGTAACTCCGAGATTAGTTCCAGTTACGGTTAATGAACTTTCTAGTTCTGTGAAATTAGCATTAACTTTTTCAAACGCGGTCCTTAGATCATCACCAAGTCCGTCATTTACTACATTTCCGATGTTAATTGTTTGTATGGCCATAATTATATTCCCGCTATCCTATTTTTAAAATCATCAAAATCTGTAGAGGAAGCTACTATATTTTTTAATTCTGATGTGCTGATATAACCAACTATACCACTATCTACGGTCAACTCGCTTGTTATAGTAACGGCCTGGTCGATAGTGATAGCACTAGAGTCTGTGGTATCCATCACGCTACCAGTAAACTGGAAAGCACCTAGGTTAAGAGTAGTGTCACTGTTTAATCCCAGTGCTGTGTATAGTTCTGTAAAGTTAGTATTGATCTTCTGGAAGGCACCTCTTAGGCTATCTCCTTGATTATCGTTTGCTGTTGCCCCTACATTAATCGTTAGTTTTGCCATCTATCGCTCCCTTACCATGCACCCGTTGTGCCCCAGTCCTGCTTGACCCATATATCAGCAGTACCTGGTGCCGCCCAATCAGCTATACAAAAATATACACTGGTAGCATCAAATGCTATCATACCCTGTTTGTCTCCTGATGCCCCTGTCGAATCGCTAGGAACATTAGATACGTTAAATGCCGCGGTACCCGCTACATCTATGTCACCGACTATCTTACCTTCTACAGCATCTACTAATTTGTTTGAATCATCACCAAACACTGAACCTGTTAAATCACCACCGTATGCAATCGCGGTCACTGAACCGTCAATAGTTAGATTGCCATCCTTGCCGAACGTGAAATCATATTGTCCTAATCCGCTGGCATTGGTTCTAATGATGATATCACCATCGGTGCTTGAACCACGAATATAAAAGTCTCCACCTTCATCTGAAAATAACGAATAATCTGTGTTTTTAATAAACACACCGTTTTCTGTTGTGACAGTATTTGTATCTACCTCACCGACGATCAATCCTTCTACAGCGTCTACTAACTTAGTAGAGTTATCAGCAAACACGCTACCAGTAACATCACCTGTATGATATCCAGTGGTATTACCAGTTACATTTCCTACTAGATTACCATTCACTGTTCCTATAGTCGCTGTAACAAAATTATTGATAATACCAGTCCCAGCACCGCTTAAAATACTTGATGCTGTAACATTTAGTGTATCAACGGTTCCTTTGATTTTAGCATCGACTCCATCTACTAATAATGTCGAATCGTCTGCAAACACACTACCTATGATATCAATATTTTGATCTACTGCTACTGTTAAAGTATCTGTGGCATCGTTGGTGTTTAAGTTTATACCATACCCAGCATTAAACGTAAATGTATCTGCTAGATCATCAGCAACGATACTTGCCTGTCCTATAGTTCCTGTAACAGCGAATGTCCTAAATGTTACCTGTGCTGGACTTGAGTTAGTGATAGTAACGTCACCTGTAGCAGGATCATTTGATACTGTGATACCAGAACCTTGTGTGATTGAAACGACGCCAGTGTTAGTAAATGTTACTCCACCTGAAGTTGCACTAGCGGTGATACCTGTTCCTGCCGCTCTGCCTGTAGCCGAAGCTGGTAAACTTGTTGTATTACCTACGCTGGTTACACCTGTGTTAGTTACAGTAATATTTCCTGTAGCACTGCTTACCGAAATAGCAGTTCCTGCTATTAACTGTGTTACACCTGAGTTTTCAACGGTAATAGTTTCCGAAGCTGAATCAACGGCTAAACTAATACCAGTGCCTGATTCAAAATTTACATCGCTACCAAACTCAGTTGCGACAACAGAATTTCCACTATCTACTGTGATAGTTTTGAAAAATGTTTTATCAGGGTCAATTAATAAATTTCCATCTACTGTAGAATTCGCTGGTAAATTGATCGTAGTACCTATACCTTGTAGATGTGCAGATCCTAACCAAACACCATTGAATTCATTTCCTGGAATTGTGGAGTATTCTTCTACATAAATGTTTTTCCATTTGTAGGTAGAATCACCTATTCCGTAGGTATTAGTTGAAGTAGGTTTTAGATTAGTATCTAAAGTTTCAAAATCGATAGGAGTAAGTCCTGAACCCCCTCCTACAGTTGCAAGTAGTATATCAAAATTTTCATTTACCTTAACAAATGCGTCATGGACATCACTCCATAATAAAGGTGGTATTCCTGGAACTATGTTTGGATTAAATGCCATTATGATCTCCCTACCGCTACTTCAATTTTACCAATATGATCTGAATCGTAATTCTCTAACGCTTTACCAATCACTGTACCTGTCTGTGCTGTTCCTCGAGCACTTACCGCTACTCCCGGTATGCTTGATGTTACTATTAAATCACCTTTCTGTATTTTGCCAACTACTCTAACTGGAACACGTCCTTGTAGCGCCACTAGATTTTTCAATCCTGGACAACCTTCGTACATAGCGAACGCCGCCGTGTTCGAAACAACACCAGCTACTCTAGTATCTGCTTGTTTGTTAGTAGTCGTTACTTCTTTCTCCCCTCCGAACACTAGTACAGTTCCAACTTCATATTCTTTGTCACCTTCGTAGTATTCTGCCAAGTCAGCTGAGTATGTCGCTTGTAATCTCGATTCGCTTGGTGATGTACCAGTTAATGTCCAACGTCCTGTGATAGTTCCTGATGTAGTATTTCCACCTGTAGTTAATGCTAGAGTTTGTACAGCTGATGCTGTAATAGGAGCATCTGTAGATCCGTCTTGTGTTTTAAATTGATGTGCGTCATTCCAGTACTGTGTAACCTTATCAGAACCTAAACTACCGCTACCTACAACAACACCACCAGCAGTTTGCCAGCCATAATATCTTACATAACCACCTGATGCTGTCGCGGCAGTATCTATAGATAGATAACTATCAACTTTAAGTTGGTTAGCTGAAATAACATTACCACCAAAGTCACCGCTTGAATCACGGATAACTAGTTTGCTATTATCACCAGCGCCACCATAAGCACCTACTGCTTGTACCACAGCATAATCACCATCGCTAGAGAAACTAGAACCGTTGGTTCTTCTTAAGAAACCAACTGTAGAATATTGTGATTTTTTAATAGCACCACCGTCATTAACTACAGTACTAAATGGCACAGCAGTAACATTACCAGTCGCTAAAGTTGAATTACCAAGTACAGTTTTAGTGGTTACCTGTGCAAGTTTAGTTAATACCAAACCATTATCTTTAACAGTTAACCAACCATCTGTGGCTACGAACTGTGCTGAATCGAAACTTGCTAAACCTCTATCTGCTTGAGCGATGCCTGATGCACTAGCTCTAGTAGTCGCGGCATTCATTGATAATTTAGATTGTACAATACCTGCTGAAGCATTAACATCAGCATTTAAGATAACGCCTGGATTGATCTGTGCGTCTAAAGTGTTTGCTGTTGAATCTATGTTAAGACTAATGTCACCAACGATTTCAACATTGATTGCTTCATTGCCAGCACCTGTAAATGCTATGATATCTGCGGCTCTTAGATTATCTATTGTAAATTCTTGGAAGTTGGCAAACGTCATACTTCTTAGATTCACACCGTCTAATGGATTGACAGGATTTGCTAAATTAGTAATCTTGTTATTATTCAGATTCATGTTGGCTTTCATACCTAGCTGTCCATCTAAGGACATAAAGCCACCTGAAATCTGAGGTATTAATAAACTATCAGTTACTACTGAACCACCATGAGTAATACCTAGTCTACGTTCTATGTAGCCTCTAGCGGCATTTTCTGTTGGTACAGTATCTGTAGCGTTGTCAGAGAAACTTGAATCAGTTGAAAATTCACTAACCGGAACACCACGTTTAAAACCAATACCATCTAAGTTTGAAAGAGCGATACTTGATGCGAATGTAACAGCACCAGTACCTTGGTCAACTCGGAAATATGGTCCTACACTGAAATTACCGAATTGGTCAGTAGTTACATAGAACACACGTCCTACATCTCGTTCTTCAGTTTCTGTATCTGGATTAGGTGAGTTTACTGGAGCACCATAAATTTCATTAGGGTAATTAGTATCGGCATACGATCCCGTACCAATTTCTAATAAGTCATGCCCGGTAACACGTGTTAGTGAAATACGAATTGTTAATGTACCTTCAGCACCGTTAGTAGAAGACTGGACACCTGATTTTAATGTTACAGCTGATCCGTATTTTTGTACACTATGTACCAACGGTCTATCTAAAGTAATTCTAGCATAAGGTTCTAACGTTACTGCTTCTGATTCATAGGCAGTGATAACATATTCTTCACCTTTGAAACAGAACATAGTTTCAACGATACGTTGTGCATCTGATGGACCTACAGCTACCACAGCAAATGTATCATCTCCTACTCTTCCTTTTGGAATACCAAAGTATGCTGTACCTGTTAGCGAACCAGATGTATCAACAGCCACAGAGCTAGCTAACGCTTCTGGATCTAATGCTACCCGGAATTGAGTAGCGGTAAGACCAGTTGATAGTACATGGAAGTGTGATGTTGTACTTAAACCGGCCGGTAACGATCCTCCGAGAGAAGTTTTAAATAAAACAACATCTCCAGCACTTAGCCCGTGTCCTGCCGAAACTGTAATAACTGCTGGACTAGCAATACTAATGCTATCAATAGCGGTCATACCGGCAAGCGCAGTTACTTCATCTACATAACCAACCTGTTCTCCAGGTTGTTTGATAGTAATATCTACATAGTTGTAGTTTTCTCTAATGTTAGTTGTTGTTAATCCGTCGATATTATAGCTATGGGTTCCAGTACCCGCTCCGGTGATTTCTAAAGGATCACCTGCTCTGGTAGTTGAAACTTGAAAATCTACATCAGTTAATCCGTCACCAACTACATGGAAAATATCATCGGCATTTAAAGGCGGCGGTAAAGTAACTGTACTTTCAAACTGTATGGTTGTGTTCTCTAAAAGTTTATGTGTTTTTTTACCTTTAATAGTAAGACCACTACCGTTGGATAGAGTATGTGTCGCTCCGCCCGCACTTGTCGAGACTGTAAATTGATTATAGTTAGGAACACTGATAACATAATAGGTCGTTCCTGATGTAAATCCGTTAGCAGTTGATGTTGGAATAAACTTGTCATCTATAACTAATCTATGATTCTGAGAAGTAGTACATACGTTGGTAGCAATATCTGTAACTGTTGCTAAAACATTAAACACACCTGGATTCGCTACAGTTACGTTTATTTCGTAAGGTCCGTTTGGATCTGTGGATGCTGTGAACAGCAGTACTCGATAAACGTCTGTAAGTTCATTAAGAACTAAACCAGTTGATGGTCTAACAGCAACATCTTCTAATCCTCCTTTTAATCCAATTTGTGATCCGCATCGTATTGACATTACAGTGTTGTCAGTGACTTGATCAAATAATCCTTGGAAGTTACCTGTTGGATCAGATGTTAAATTGAGTCTTGCTACTCCGGCCAATCCTTCTACTGCCTCGACAGAAGTAATAGGATATCTATAAATTAAATTACCATGATCGATCTCAAGTTCGGAAGTATTAAATGGTAGATAGTTATACCCATCCACATAAATGAATAATCCACCTGAACTATTTGCATAAGCTGGACTTGGAGCATAACAAACTACTTTTTGTGATAATGGAAAGTATAATCCAGTCGGTGTTGGAATTTCTAAAGGATCTGATCCTTCTGCTACAAGAGCATATATACCGTGTGCTGAAGAACCTGAAACAGATCTTATCTGACCGCCGTTCAATGAATAGTATGAAGCATAACAGTAATAAGTGAACACCGATACTAATTCGCTTAATCCACCGTTCGTTGCAATAATACCGTAACCCATATCGTTAACCTGTGTATAGTCATTGCTTAACATAGATCTGTTACCTGGCATTAATACTTCATAGATACGTTGGAATTTATGTGTTCCAGAACCTGCACCTGTAGTTTGTACGAGAACGCTACTACCAAATGTTGCTGTAACAGTGAAGGTATCATTAGTGATTGCACCTGCTACATAATATTCTTTTCCTGCAATAAGTCCTGTAGGTAAGGTTCCTGTGGTTGTAAATTTAACTGTAGCACCTTGTTGTAATCTATGATTTTCAAATGTAATTACAGCAGGGTTTGCTACTGAGATACTAGTGATAGTTTGAGAACCGGCTGTTCTCGTAAATGGAGTAGTTTCGTCTAAAACAAATGTTGCTGTACTTCCACTTGGACTATAATTAAAATCACGGACATAATTAATTCTATACACAGTATCATCAACTAAGAATGATGCTGGTAATTTTGGAAGTCTTTCTAAATTACCTACAGTGAGTCTTGTTGAGGTTACAGTAGATTCGTGAGTAAATTGTAGATTGCCTGCAAATCCGTCAATAAACATACCACCTGCAAAAGTTTGTGCATCTACTGATTTACTAAAAGAAGCACACTCTTGTGCGTAAGGTGACTTGGCAAGAATCTGTCCGGTTGGGTCGAGAATCATAGCAAACCCACCTTGGCCTTGTACGGAAATAGCTTGCCAACGAACAGCATCGTTCGCTAAGAACACATCTAATTCATCATTGGCCTTAGGCTGGTTCACGCTTCCGTATCCAGGTCCTGACTCATCCATAATATCTTTTAGTGCTGTAATAAGATCTGATATCACGCCAGCCGCACCTGATTCTGCTGTATATGCTCTATCTATTACCTGTGGAATAACAGTTTGGCTTAATGGAGTGATAGCTGTATTAGTTAATATGCTTCCGATATATTCTTCGATCTTATCAACAGAAGCTAAGGTTTGTGATAGCTGAGCACCAATTGCTATACGGGCACTTGCGCTTTCGTAATATTTTAATGCCGCAGAAATAGTTCGATCGTAACCTCCGTATTTTAAATCAAATACAAGAGCATCAACGATTAATCCAGCATCTCTTTTGCATAACGCATTGTCATACTCGAAACTAGATGTAAAAGGCGCGATTCCTCCAGCAATTTGTGCATTGATCCAAGCTATAAGCTCATTCTGTATAAATTGTCTGTTTAATGATATAAGTGTTGCGGCCGCATCTCTGTTTCCAGCGTTATCAATTTTTGGATAAACAGGTTCTGTAGGATCTGTTAGATAATGATATCCATATAATTGAGAAGCAGTTGTTAATCCATCAATTGTTAAATCACGTCTAAATTTTTGAAAAGCCCAAGGTGAACTTGAATTACCTGTTTTAGGACGTACAATACATCGTCTAAATTCGTCACCAACTATTGAAGTGTTTTGTGGGACCTTGATAGGTAAGTTTTCTTCATAAATTCCAGATTCAACTAGAATGCTAATCTGTACTCGTTTGCTTACATCGCCGTATGCAATAACCTCACCAGTTTGGAAAGTACCATACTGTATGTCTACGTCAAATAATTCATTACCTTCAGAATCTAAAGTACCATCATGAGCTAATATCTGTGCCAACGCACCTGATGTTTCACCTCTTAGATAAAGTCCTTCTCGTATGTCTCTTCCACGTATCGCTTCTGGAGTATCAGTTAGAACATCGCCTGTAAAGTCTGTTCTAAACCCTGCAGTGGCTATAAAAAATCTAGGTAAATCTACAGTGATGCTAGGTACAGATGTAAATCCACCACCTTGATCAGTTATAGTGATACCAGTAATAACCCCACCTGTTACATTAGCAGTACCAAATGCATCATCGCCTCCGCTACTAGCGATCCTTACAGATACTAAACTATATCCGCTACCTCCCGAACTAATAGAAACACTAGAGACTTTATAAGTTAAATTAAATTTTGCATTCGCACCAATAGCACCAATGCTAGGTTGTCCAGCAGTAGTAATAGTTACACCGATGTTTGATGTTCCTGGTAGTGCAGAATATACACCAACACTAACTATTCTGAATGTTGAAATAGCACCTGGTGTAGATAATGTTGTTAAAACTTCGATTTTAGCAGGTTCGCCACCGGCGGCAACCGTACCACCGTTAATAGTTAAGATGTCACCTGGAAAATAATTAGAACCTATAGCACTTAGGGTTAGAGTATCTAAACTCATAAAAACAGAACCAGCGAATCCTGATCCTGATGATGGTGAAGTTCCTATAGATGATAAGGTACATTGAGTTGCACCATTGTTATAGGTTAGTATTTTTTTGTAAGGACCTAATTCGTTTCTTGCTTCTAATAAAATTTCTTCAGCACGACGACAAGCGGCTTCTATTGATCTATAAGCATAAGCCAATGCACGACCTTGTAATTCGGAACTAATTTCCGGTCTTTCGTCTGCACCTGAAGTAGCTACGTATAAGTTGACACTACTTCCAAATGCTGAATTATCTACATATCTTTTTGTAGCGGCTACTAACCCATCATATAATTCATCATCATCAGGTTCTGGATCTCTGGCAAGAACTAGCGGACCAGTCATTCTTCCGAAAGCAGAATTTACTATACCCGAAGCCGGATCAACTGCTTCAACACCTGCTATAGAAACTTTACTATCTGCGTAGGCTTTTCTTACAGCCTCGCCAGGTGTTATTGGATCAGCTAAATCGTTAATACGATATTGATTACCACCTGACCGAGCAGAAAGATTACCACCTAGCTGTGGAGTTGGATCTGCCGAAATCTCACTAAAATCTGAGTTAATAGCGATTTCATCATCATTAGATGTAAAGTCTAGTGAAATACCATTTCCAGGAACTAGTCTTTTAAATTGTACTCCTGACTCAGTGTTGTTTATTGTAACAATAGGAGTATTACCAGTTACAGCATCATTTTGACCTGTGTACGATCCTGGAGTATCATCGAGTCCGACGAAAGTGAGTCTTTCACCTAACCCTAATGAACTATATAATTCTCTGAAGTTATCGTTGACTTTACGAAACGAGTCTCGTATACTATCACCGGTTCCGTCATTACCAATGGTTCCGATATCAATGATTTTGCGTGCCATATTTTATCCTAAAACGAATAGTTTCTCTATATATTTACCATAATATTTTATAAGCCGAATGTAAATACTTTATGTTCATAAAGAAATTTAAACAGCGTACAACCTATACTAGACGAAGTAAAACAGGGGTTTTACACGAATATCATAGAGATAAAACCATTGCTACAATTAGATGTGACAGTTGTGATAAAGAATTTAATAGAGATCTAAAACAAATGGACAGCAAACGCTTAAATGATCATTATTTCCATGTCTGTAGTAACTGTGATGCTAAAAGATTCGCACAACGAAAGGGCGTAGAACGTAAGAAAATATGGGATATGTCGGCTAGCAGTACGCTACCTGTTAATAAATTCTAGACTGTAAATGATTCTCCACAGCCACAACGATCTTTTTCTGCAGAGTTAATAAACTCAAAACCTTCATTAAGTCCTCGTTTTTGATAATCTATGGTTAATTCTTCAAAATATACTATACTTTTGTTGTCAATGATTACTTTAGCTCCTTTATCTTCGAACACGACATCATGCTCTTCTAACTTATCAACAAATTCCATAACATAAGCAAGCCCTGAGCAACCTGTGGTTTTTACTCCTACACGAATCCCTAACCCCTGACCCCTACGCTCTAGCTGGGATTTGATTTTTTCAGAGGCGATGTCAGTCAAAGTTAATTTCATTGTCTAACCGTTCCATAATCTTTTTACGTTCTTCTTCTGAATATTCGAACCAATTTTGTATTTCTTCTAAGGTACGATGGCATCCGATACACTTACCATCCACATAGGTACAAATTGACATGCAAGGATTTATCATTTTCTTCCTAAATTAAAACTAATTGTTATTCTTTCTTGTTCTGCGGTTTGTTGATTTACTTTATGGTTTAAATAACCTGGAAAAATATAAGCCACTCCTGAACTAACAGGCATCGTAGCATTGTATTTAAGTGATTCGTTATTTAAAGTTACCCCCCATGGCCAATTAGATTCTAAATTTGTATTAACAAATGTTAATCCAGAATCGTTTTCGTTGGCTTGAACATAGTAAACTCCACTCCATACTGCCGGAAGATGATTATGAGATTCATGATAACTGTGTTTTCTGTTAATAGAAAACCAACTATCTTGTAAAATAAACTCACCAACAACTCCAATTTCATTGCTGAAGAAATTTACAGTTTCAATTATCCAATTTTTTAAAGATGCAGATTCTTTTAGATCTAGTATTTTTATTTCTTTTCCAAAATTAGTATATCCATTGTTACTATATTGAGTTGGTGATTGATCTTCTTTTTCTAAATCTAATAAAACAGGAATTAACGATTTCGCAAGAGATTCTTGCGGATCGTAATAGTTTCTACAAATACTAGAT